GATAATAATTTACAATATGTTTTAAGAGGTGCAGAAATAGGAAATTCTAAATTAACTGAAAAACAAGTTATTGAAATAAGAAAAAAGTTTATACCAAGATATTATTCAAGAACTAAATTAGCTAAAGAATATAATGTTTCAGAAGCTACAATTAAAGATATAATTTATAATAGAACTTGGAAGCACCTTTAATAAAATTAAATAAAAAATGGAATGCCTTGGGTTCAGACTCGAGGTATTTTGTTTGTACAGGTGGTAGGGGTTCTTCAAAATCTTACTCACTTAATTCGTTTTTATTACTACTTACTTACGAAGTAGGTCACGTTATATTGTTTACTCGATATACTTTAACATCGGCACACGTTTCAATCATACCTGAATTTATAGACAAAATCGATACGGCTAATTTAAACAATGATTTTTATATAACTAAAGATGAAATAGTAAATACTAAAACAGGATCTAAAATAATTTTTAAAGGTATTAAAACAAGCAGCGGAACACAAACCGCAAACTTAAAATCTTTGGCAGGTATTACCACTTGGGTTTTAGATGAAGCCGAAGAACTTACCGATGAAGATACATTTGACAAAATTGATTTTTCTATACGACATAACGAACAACAAAATAGAGTTATGTTAGTATTAAACCCAACGACAAAAGAACATTTTATTTTTAAGCGTTTCTTTGAATCAAAAGGAATTGAAGCAGGAAGCAACGAAATAAAAGGCGATACGACTTACATTCATACAACCTATTTAGATAATAAAGAATATTTATCGGAATCATTTTTAAACCAAATAGAATCTTTAAAAGAAAACAATCCAATAAAATATAAGCATACTATTTTGGGCGGTTGGTTAGATAAAGCTGAAGGGGTTGTGTTTTCAAATTGGAGGTTAGGTAAATTTGAGGAAGTTAATCCGAGTATATTCGGTCAGGATTTTGGATTTTCAATTGACCCTACTACATTAATACAAACATCAATAGATAAAACAAATAAGCGTATTTACATTAAAGAACTAGTTTATAAGGCAAAGTTAACCACGAGCGAAATATTTGAACTAAATCAAAGGTATTGCGATAATCAATTAATCATTGCAGATAGTGCAGAACCGAGATTGATACACGAGTTAAGAATACGAGGTAACAATATAAAAGAAACTATTAAGGGTGCTGGAAGTGTAAGTGCAGGTTTGGCTTTAATGCAAGACTATGAATTGATAATTGATAACGATAGTACTAACGTAGTAAAAGAATTAAACAATTACACCTGGAGCGATAAGAAGTCAAACACACCTATTGACGCTTTTAATCATAGTATAGATGCTATTAGATACGCTATATATTTTCAATTACATAAACTATCAAAAGGACAAACCATTTTAGGATAAAAACGTTATATAATTATGAAGATTAAAATACCAACATCATTAAGCGATATAAGATTAGAGCAATTTGTTTTGTTTAATAAACTAATGAAAGAAAGTCAAGATGAAAACTTTATTCAGTTGGCTATGGTAACTGTTTTTTGTGATGTTTCAGTTGACTTTGCAAAGAATATAGTAGCTAAAGACTTTACAGAAATTGTTAACGATATTACAAAGGTTTTAAGTGAGCAGCCTAGATTTATACAGCGTTTTATTCACGAAGGCAAAGAGTATGGTTTTATTCCTAACCTTGACGAAATAACTGCAGGAGAGTATATCGATTTGGAATCTTTTTTAAGAGATGAGGAAACTTATAATAAGGCTATGAGTGTACTTTATAGACCTATTTTAAACAAGCGCAAGGACTTATATAATATTGAGGATTACAAAGGTTCACATACTGAATTTAATACGCTTAATTTAGAGATTGTCTTAGGTTCTATGCTTTTTTTTTGGAATTTAAGCAACGAATTATTGATAGCTATGAGGGTTTATTTAGCACAACCGAAAAACAGGATACTTTTGGAAGCAACTTTGGCACAAAATGGGGTTGGTATCAATCAATTTTTACAGTCTCTGGAGGATGTATCTTCGATTTTGAAAGAGCAACTAAACTCAAGATACACGAATTTTTGATGTTTTTAGAATTTAAAGTGGATTTAGCAAATGAAGAACAAAAAAGTATAAAGAAATATGAATAGTTTTTATAAGGTTATAGGATATTTAAAAGATCAATTAGCATTAGATATAGATGTTAATACAATTATACACGGGGAAGCTCCTGAAAACAAAAAGGATATATTTCCAATGGCGCATTTAATGGTAACTAATGGCGCATTAGGTCAGGGGGTTTCTATTTTTACATTTACAGTTCAGGTTTTAGATATTAGAAATGTATCTAAGAAAATGAGTACAGATAAATTCCTGAAAAATGATAACGAATTAGACAACCTAAATACGTGCTTTGCGGTTTTGAATAGATTAATTACAGAATTGAAATTGCAAAGGAATGATTTAGATATTGAACTTTTAAACGAGCCGAGTTTATTACCTGTAATTTATGAATTTAAAGATACTTTAGACGGTTGGTCCACTGAATTACAATTAGCTATTACAAATACTATTTCAGTATGTTAGATAAAAAAGAAACGTTAACAACCTTACAAGCGTTTAACAAGTACGTAATACAACAAGCACGGACTAACTTAACTAAAGGGAATAAAAACGTTTCTAAAAAGCTTTATGACTCTTTAAAAGCACAAACTAAAGTTAATCCTAATTCCATTGAGAACTATATCGAAATGGAGCAATACGGTCAATTTTTAGACTTAGGAGTAAAAGGTAAAGTAAGTTCACAACGTGCGCCAAATAGTCCGTTTAAATTTGGAAGTGGTACAGGTAAGAAAGGCGGGTTAACTGAAGGTATTAGAGGATGGGTTAAGGCTCGACGTTTTCAATTTAAAAATAGAGAAACGGGTAAGTTTATGAGTTATGAACAAACTGCTCAATTAATAACAAGGTCAATATATTTGAAAGGTACAAAACCAACTTTATTTTTTAGCAAACCATTTGCGAAAGGTTTTGAAAGTTTACCTGAAGAATTAATAAAAGCATACGGATTAGACATTGAATCATTTTTAAAATTTACACTTAAAGAATAATGGCACAAAAAATAACATTTACTTTTCCAACAAGTTTAATAAGCGGAGATAATTTTAGGAACTTTCAATTATCTATAGATGGTTCTGAAGTATTTTTTAGAACTATTAATTTTAGGAATACTGCTTTAGTTGGACATGATCCCTATATTTATACACCGCCAAATGTAACTTCTACAGAAAACAACGAGATTATAAAAGGTGCAAGTATTAACAATTTTGCAAATAATTTTAAGCTTTGGTTAGATACTAACCTATTGTATTGGGATTTTTATTTTGAAACTTCAGTAAGTGGAAATGCAGTTGAGTTAATTTGGGGCGCAAATAGTGAAGTAGATTCTTTTACATTAAAAAATTTAGATGAAACAGCACATAGTTCAGCTTGGTTAACTTATACTGTAGAAGATTACATTATACCAGCACCTATTTTGCCTATTGTTTTAGATGAAAAAATAATACTTTCAAGAAGTCCGTTTAATTTTACTTTAATACCGGGTATTACATTTGATGAAATTACTGCTGAAGTATTTATATATCGAGGTCATAAAATAGACGATAGACCAGCAATGGCTAATTATAATCTAAGCAAGTCAGTTGTGCAAGTTGGTCAAAGCAGTATTAATTTTGATATTCATAAACTTGTAAACGATTATGTTAAAAATGTTTATAATGGTGTAGGACTTTCGGGTTCTTTTACCACTTCTTTATTGGATAGCGTTTGGGTTTATATTGATGCAAAGATTAATTTATTAGGAGCAGAACAATACCAAGCAAATCAAACGTTATTAGCTATTGACGCTTTTGGTTATCATACGGAATTAGCAAATCCACAAATACCAACTTTACAAAATGTATTAAGTAACATTTCAAATCATATTATATATAATAATAGCAATTACCCTTTATATTTTAAAACTAAAAATCTTTTAACTATTACAGTTAATGGAAATTCAATACCTTTTACATTTAGTCAGGATTATTCAAATCAAAATATTGGTTATATTAATATTAAAAATTATATAGGAACTTCTACTTCATTTACTGCATCATTTACTTATGATTGTGGAATAGATTGTGAACCATTAGAAGAAATTCACAATTTTTCTATTAATGACGAGTGCAAATACCCACTTGTTAACTGTATTTTTAAAAATAAGTTTGGAGTTTGGCAAACAATAGCATTTAATAAATTAAGTAAAAAATCGCAGGACTTTACTAACGAAAGTTATAATGGTTTAATTTCTAATTATGGCAATTATGCCTTAAATAGACACGTTAAACAGACTTTTAATGTAAACGGAAAAGAAAAAGTAACAGTTAATACAGACTTTATACCTGAAGAATATAATACTTTATTTACCGAGTTAATGTTGAGTGAGTTTATTTATTTAGAAGAAAACGGACAAGTTTTGCCAGTTAATTTAATGAAAAATTCTTTTGAAAAGAAAACCAAATTAAATAATAAATTGATTCAGTACTCAATGGATTTTGAATATAGCTTTAATCTTTTAAACAATATTATCTAAATGGACATAGCTTTATATATTTCAGATATAGCCGAAGTAAATTACCAAAGATTAGATTTATTTAAGGATGAGGACATAAGTATACACTTAACATCCAAAAACATTTCAGATATTTCAAAAGTCTTTGCTGAATTTACGCAAGGGTTTTCAGTTCCTGCAAGTCCGAACAATAACGCTATCTTTTCACATTGGTACGATGCCACTGTAGATGGTTTATTTAATGCAAATAAAAGAGTATCGGCTTATATTGAAATAAATACTTTGCCGTTTAAATACGGTGTTATTCAGTTGGATAGTTGTAAGTTAAAAGGCGGTCAAATATCTTCTTATGAATTGACTTTTTTTAATAAGGTAGTAAATTTATCGGATTCAATGGGCGATCTTGAATTAAAAGATTTAAATTTAACTGCTTATAATCATTCATACAATAAAGCGGATGTTATAGACGCTATGAATATGGACTCAATCCATAATGGGGATATTTATTATCCTATGATTACAAGCACAAAGGATATTAATTATGGCGATAGTTCAGCAACAGACATAATATATTCAGGTAATACAATTAAATTTACAGATTTTAAACCTGCTATAAGATTAATTAGAATTATAGAGGCAATTGAAACGGATTTAAATGTTACATTTTCACGTGATTTTTTCGGGCGTTCTGTTTTTCATAATCTATTTATGTGGATGCATAAAGACGCAAAAGGTGTTAATAATGAGGGTCAAAGAGAACAAATATATTTTACAAGTAAAGGCGATTTAGAAGATTATTCAGGAATAACAGTTGATTTAACAGATAATTATTTAATAACAAATTATCCCTCTACAACTGAAAAGGTTTTTACTAATATAAAAATAATTCCTGCTACTGGTTATGAAAATGTGCCTTATATTTTAGAGCGTGAACTTGATGCAGAACCATTCGGAAAAGCACCTGAAAAAATAGGTACTACTTGGACTGAATTTAGAACTGATAATGATTCTAAAAAACATACTTTTTTTATAAATGTTACTCAAGAATTTAAATTTACTACTGAATTAAGACTAACTATAATAGGTTTAAGTTATAAATTTGCTACATTTTCGCAACAAACTGTAGTTGGAAATATAAAAATTTCAAATAATATGCCAGTTTTAAAACTAAAGGATTTTTTCGGCAGTTTGATAAATCAATTTAATCTTATAATCGTTCCTACAAGTGCAAATAGTTATTATATCGATACGTTAGACAATTGGTATTCTAAAGGCGATACATTCGACATAACGCATTTAATAGATATTGACGACATCACAATAAAAAAGCCTGATATTAAAAAGCTAATAGAGTTTAAATACCAAGAAGCTGGAGCAATTTTAGGCAAAACATTTTTTGATAATAATAGTTTAGGTTATGGGGATTTAAAAGCTAAATATAATGATGTTGCTGGAAGTGATTTAAAAATAGAAAGCCAATTTGAAAACCTATTATTTGAAAGGCTTCAAGACGTTACAATAACACCAAGCATAACAAGTAACTTTCATTTAGGCTCTTCTATTGATTTAAAATTAGAACCTTATAGTGGTAAACCTTATATGTTTTATAAGAATGGATTAATAACTTTAACCGATCCTATTTACATTGATGGAATTTCTTTAACTAATGTTTTTTTAACGGCAACGGAGGACAATTCAGACTTTAACCAAATCACAAACAGTTTAAATTTTGGTTCTGAAGTTTCAACATACTTTTTAACAATTGTTAATAAGTCATTATACGATAACTTTTGGAAAAATTATGTTTCTGATTTATACAATCCCAAAACAAGGGTATTAAATTTAAAATGTAAGTTACCAATATCTATATTAAGTCGTTTATCTTTAAATGATAAATTGATAATCAATAACAATAAATACAAAATATCAAACGTAAAAGTAAACCTAATTAATTCAGATGCAGACCTTGAAATATTTACTGATTATTCTTTGCCAGCTAACACTATTGCTAATGAGATTCCTTTAACTGTAGACCGTACAGACATAACTGTAGACGCTGACAACTTAACAGTTGACAGAATTAGCACTTACGATGCTTTATATTCATTTATAGTTAACGGAATAAGCCGAAATACTTATGTAAGTACTAACGCTAGAGAGTATTTTGAGGTTAAAGTAAATGCTAATACCAATTGGTCGGTAGTTAAAATTGATACAGGCGATGGGGTAACGTGGTTTAATTGTGATAAAACAATAGGCGATAAATCTAATTATACAATGGTAATAGTTGACGCTAATATTTCGGCTACTAGAACTGGTACTTTACGTTATATTATAGGTGGGGTTAATTTTGATTTAATAATAACACAATGATAAGACAAATTATACAATTATTACAAATGGATGACTGGCTAAATGCTGGAGAATATACAGAAATAGCTAAAGGAAAATATCAATTACCAACAACGCTCAAAGGAGCAAATAAACAAATAAAAAGGCAATGGCAATCGAAAAGGTAGTTAATATAAAAGTTAATACGGATGCGACACAAGCGTCAAGCGATGTTAATAAATTAAAAAGTAGTTTAGCTTCAGTTACCAACGAACAAAGTAAGTTAAGCAATGCAATGTCAGGTTCAAAAGAGTCTGAATTTATTAATAATTTAGGCGATAAAATAGGAAAATTAAACCCTGCATTTGGTTCAGCTGTAAAGGGTGCAAATGGACTTATTTTAAAAATGTGGGAAATGGTTGCAAATCCAGTAGGTGCTATATTAGCTGGAATTGTAATTACTGCTAAATTTTTATATGAGGCATTCCAAGATTCAATTGCTGGCGGTAAGGAATTAAAGGCGGCATTTGCTGCATTATCGGCAGTAGGTGCAACTGTTAAATCTGCGGTGTTTGAATTAGGTAGAGCATTAATTAATGTAACAACTGCTGCATATAAATTTATTACTTTAGATTTTAAAGGAGCATCCGAAGATTTTAAAAAAGCGGGTCAAGAGGCAGCAAATGCACAAAATCATTTAGGTGATGCCGTTGATGGAACAACTGCAAAGGTAATTCAGTCACTCACAAAAAGACAACAAGCAAATGACAAGGCGGCAAAATTACAAGCGGTAACACAAGCAAATACAGATAAATTATTAGTTAAATCAAAAGAAATTTTAACAGATGAATTATCAACTTTTGCACAAAAAAAGAAAGCGTTAGCAGAAGTTACTGCGGCAGAAAATAAAAGTGCAAAAGAGAAATTAAGAATAGCACAAGAGAATTTAAATATTAAATTAGACGAACAAAAGTTGTATGGTGCTACTACAGAAATGGGGAAAAAGATGGGTCAAGAATTACGTGATTTAACCATTGAACGTGACCACGCTGAACAAGAAAATTCACAGACTGGATTTAAGTTAAGCAAACAAAGAAAAATGTTATTAAGACAAGAAGTTTCTGATACCAAAGAAGCCGCTGCAAATTTAAAAACTATTGCGGATGCTAAAAAAGCTGCTGCAAAAGAGGCTTATGATGCAGATAAAGTGCGTTTAGATGAAGCGTTAAAAGAAGAGGGATTATCATTCCAAAAAAGAAGAGATTTAATAAAAGCGGATAGACTTTTAAATGATAAGGATAGAAGAAAATATAACGCAGAAGTAAATAAAGATGAAAAACAATTTATTGAGGCGCATAGAAAATCAATTTTAGATTTAGAAAAACAATATATTACAGCTTCAGAAGATGCCGAAGATAATACAGCACAAAAAAGATTAGATAGAGAAATGGAGAGAAAACTTCAGTTAATACAATTAGCTGAAAATTCAGAACAAGAGAGAGCAAAATTAACTGATTTTTGGAATGCTGAATATGATAGAAAACAAAAAGAATTAAATAATAATGAAATAATAGACAAACAAAATAAAAATTTAGTTTTAGCAAATAATGATAAATTAAATTTTGATGCAAGGTTACAAGCTGTAATGGATAGAGAAATGGCTGAAAAAAATATAATTTTTAAAAGTGAAGACGATAAATTAGCATACGAGAAAGCTAATTCAGATGCAAGGATAGCAATAGCAAACGCAGAGAAAAAAGCTAAAATGGATGCTTTTGAAGGTATTGCAAGTTCTTTAAATGGAATGGCTGATTTATTAGGAAAACAAACCGCAGTAGGTAAAACAATGGCTGTTGCAAGTGCCACTATAAGTACAATTATGGGCGCACAGTCAGCTTATGAAAATGCTTTAAAAATTCCCTATGTAGGTACTATTTTAGCGCCTATTAATGCAGGTATAGCAATCGCAGCAGGTATGAAAAATGTACAATCTATTTTAGCGGTTAAAACACCTGGGGGTGGAGGAGGAGGTGGTGGAATTGCAACATCAAATCCACCACAGTTTAACATAGTAGGTCAAAGCGGTACTAACCAATTAGCGCAAACGATAGCAGGACAACAAAATAAACCTATCGAAGCTTTTGTAGTTAGTTCAGCAGTAACAACAAGCCAAGCACTTGACAGAAATAGAGTAAAAACAGCCACGTTTGGGGGTTAATGATACCAATAAATAAATAAAACGTTAAATGATTATGGAAACATACACAGTTATTTTTAAGAAAGAAGAAACCGAAGGAGTATTTGGTATTTCACTTGTTGAAAGTCCTGCAATGGAGTCTAATTTTATAGCTTTAAGCGAACAAAAAGAGATTCAATTAAAAGCTATTGACAATGAAAAAAGGATTCTTTTAGGTGCGGTATTAATTCCAAATAAGCCAATATATAGAAACCAAAATGGCAAAGAGTTTAACATCGTTTTTCCTGCTGAAACTATTAGGTTGTCTATGGAAAACTTTTTTGAACAGGGTTATCAAAACGCTTCTACTTTAGAACACGATAACGAGCAGAAATTAAAAGATGTTACTTTTGTTGAATCTTGGATTAAAGAAGATGAGGTAAATGATAAGTCAGTTAAATATGGAATGAATGAACCAGTAGGAACTTGGTTCGCTTCTATGAAAGTAAATAACGATGAGATTTGGAATGACTTTGTAAAGACTGGCAAAGTAAAAGGATTTAGTATAGATGGATTCTTTGATTTAGAACGTATTAATTTAAAAACCGAGAATATGAATGTAGATTTAATTTTAAGCGCTATAAAAGACGGATTCGCTTCTTTGATTAAGAAAGAAGAACTTGTTTTAGGTAGCGTTATGACTCAAGACCAATCTTTAACGATTGACTTTGAGGGCGATACTTTAGCGGTTGGAATGCCGTTAACTATCCAAAATGAGAATGGCGATGTTATGCCTTTACCTGATGGCGAGTACATCCTTGAAAATGGTATGACTTTAACCGTTGCACAAGGTTTGGTTTC